TACTTAAACAAGGCGACTGTAGTTTTGAGGCAGAGTTATGAAAACATATGAAGTTATAGTAAAATCTACAATATTAGAAAGACATATTGTAGAAGCAAAATCTAAAAAAGAAGCAGAAGAACTATGGGCAGAAGGTAGTGCAGATTATCAAGATGACATAGATCAATTCGATAGTGTTTGCGAGGAGGTAAGAGATGCTTAAACATTTAGATTTATGTAGTGGTATCGGTGGGTTTGCTTTTGGTTTCCAACAAGCAAATCTATCCGAGCCAATGGCATTTTGTGATACGGACAAATTCTGTCATAAAGTGCTTAATAAAAACTTTCCAGGAATTCCAATTTTTAATGATGTGAAGGAGATCGCAGATGACCCAACGAGATTTATTTCAGAAAGACCCGATATCATCACGGGAGGTTACCCGTGCCAACCATTTTCCACAAGTGGCAAAAGAGATCCGAATGACCCTCGAAGAATCTTTCCGTTCTTGCATAGCATTGTTGAACAAACAAGACCCTCTTATTGTGTTTTCGAAAATGTGTATGGACACATCTCATTGGGACTTGACGAGGTTTTGTTTCAAATGGAAAGCATCAACTACCATACGAGGACATTTGTATTTCCGTCTAGTGCAATCGGAGCAAGACACAAAAGGGACAGACTTTGGATCATCTGTAGAAACTTGGGCGACCCCGACAACTATGGATTCCCTTCCACCAAGAAGTGCAGAGGCAACGAAGAAATTGCAACAGACGCACAGAAAGGGAAGGAAAAGACCGAGCAATTTGAGGGAGCAAGTCGATCCCAAGACAATGGAAATGTATCCAACTCCAACAACGAAGGGGTACGGACACGCATCAGAGGGACAAACCATGATGTTCAGAAGGAAAGTGGAGAAGGGCGAACTGACAGAAGCAGAAGCTCAAGCCATGATGAACGGAGTAACTTTAAGACCACCGAGAATGGAAGAGTGGAAATTTCCAACACCGAACTCGGGATTGAAGAAACACAGTTACAACGGCAACAATCAATATTACGAGAAAAGATTGAAGGACGGCAGACAAATCGATCTGACACACAAAATTTATCAGATAGAGGGAGATGCAAGACTAAATTGCGACTGGGTGGAATGGTTGATGGGGTATCCTATTGGTTGGACGAACCTAGAGGAGTCCCAAGAATCACAATCGACCAACAAGACAGAGCCAACAGATTGAAGGCTTTGGGAAATGCAATCGTTCCACAAAATGCAATGTTAATCGGATTAGCAATCAAGAAGGAGATTGAAAAAGGTTGACTTCTCGATAATATTTGATCTATCTTTGAAATGCACGGAGCAATATCGGGAATTGCTATTTGCCCAAGTCGGAGAGAGCCTTCACCCCACTACTCTCTTCGACTACTTTATATTCACCATCAAATGCAGAGGGGTGATTTTTCCTAATTTCAGAAAGTCTAGCAACAATTTCTTCACGAGAGAGTTTATCTAAATTATGAGTAACATTTGTTTCCCTACGATCAATCGCAAGACCACCGAGTGCAGACCTTATCTTTTCTGCGTTCACGGCTGCCGAGAATTGTCCAGATTCTTCTGCACCTCTGGAAAGATCTGCAAACCTTTTCATCTGACCAAGCAAAGTTACTCCATATCGTCTTTCACGATTTTCACGAAGCTCTTTAATATGTTCATTTACCAACGGGAAATCTCTACCATTGAGAAGCAGACTTGCAGTCTTACGAGCTTGACCTTCAGAATATCCTGCTTGTCTAGCACATTCCGAGTTAGAATTTGTACCTTCTACAATAAGTTTAGCAAAAGTTTTTTGTCTATTAGTCAATGGCATAACTCTACTATAGAGTTTCTCCCATATTTTATCAACATAAAAGGGAAAAAAATGACGCGGTGGGCTTTGAAGTGTGGAAAGTGTAACCAAAGTGTAGAAAGAACATCTAGTCCTATCAAGGGTTACAGACTGTTTTCTACATTTCTACACTTTCTACACCTATTTTTAAAAAAAATTATTAAACAAAAAAATATGAGGAGAACTCTATGTATACACAGAGGACTACCATTTTGAAATATCAAGATAAAGAAAAATGCACCAGGTGCCGTGTTGCTATGAAGAAAGTAGCATTGACCTTTAAAGACAATAAAGTAATCGAGGTGCATAAATGCCCTACTTGTGGGTATAAGAAATATAAAGAAGAAAAAAGTTATTATGCCTCTTGACTTATGATATCCCATACATTACTTATATATAAGTAATAATAATCATAATGGGAGAAATTATGGGAAAGACTAAAAGACTTTGGGAGGACATGATCGAAGACGAGGTTGACGATTTTGTTGATGGTATCATACCCAAAGAAAAACTAAGTGATGATGCCAAAGAGATGTATCACTTTGATGATGCAGATACATCTTACAAATCTTTAAATGTTCGTGTTTCTGTTTACGACCAAATAAAGAGAATAGCAAAGCAAGACAATAGAACCATAAATGCAACAATAGCTTTAATGGTTAAAGAAACTTTAAAAAATAGAAGGAGAGAGAATGTCTAAAGCAAATATGAAAATTCATACGACTACTGACTACGATCAGTTTAAATATATAGCAGGTAATCGAGACGTAGTAGATGCTCATGTTAGAAGTTTATCGGAGCAAATAACTATAAAAGATTTTCAGATACCTATAATAGTAAATGAGAAGATGGAAGTATGTGAAGGTCAACATAGACTTGAAGCATATAAAATTTTAAATGTTCCTATTACTTATATAATAAAAGAAGGTTTGGATATTTTTGATATCAGAAAGTTAAACTCTGTATCAAGAAAGTGGACTATGGAAGAGTATCTCATGAGTCATGTGAAACTAGGCAATACGGACTATGAGATTCTTGAATGGTTTCATAGGCACTTTGAGTTCAGTATTTCAGACTCTATCTCTATGTTAAATAATAAAGGTTATCATACGGGTAGTGATTTGAATGACTTTAAAAACGGACAATTTAAAGTTGTTGATTTGGAGTGGGCGAAAGATACGGCTAATAAAATCATGCAAGTTGGGGAATACTTTCCATATTGGAAGAAAAGAACTTTTGTTGGTGCTATGATTTCTGCTATTAAAGATTCATCTTTTGTTTGGAAAATCTTTGAATCACGGCTTAAGAATCATTCTTCTAAGTTAAAGAATCAAGGTAGCCGTAACGATTTCATTTTGAATATTGAGCGACTATATAATCATAATACTTCTGCAAGTAAAAAGATTAGGTTGCAAGTATATGGAACTCGATAATACTTTCTTCCCTCTGAAGACCGAACCTTACGATCATCAGAGGGAGGCACTACGACTAAGCTATAAAAAAGAAAACTTTGCATACTTCATGGAGATGGGGTGCGGTAAATCAAAAGTTTTGATTGATAATATAGCTTGGTTGTATTGGAACAATAAAATTGATACGGCTATTATTGTAGCACCGAAAGGTGTTTATACTAATTGGAAGAACAATGAATTACCAGCACATTTATCTAATGACATATCATCAAAGGTATATATTTGGAAATCCAGTCTCACGAAACGAGAAACCACAGAGTTAAAAAGCTCCGTGGGTCATGAAGCAAGAAGAAACTTACGAATACTATTAATCAATGTCGAGGCTTTTGCGACTAAAAAAATTTTCAAGTTCTTGGACACCTTCACACATAGAAGCAAGTTTCTAATAGCCGTTGATGAATCAACAACAATTAAGAATATCAAAGCCAAGAGAACTAAGGCTTTGATAAAATTTTCAGAAGGAGCGAAGTATAAACGAATACTTACGGGTGCTCCAATAACAAAATCTCCATTGGACTTGTACTCACAATGTTTATTTATGAGTGATAAAGTTTTGGGGTTTGATTCTTATTGGTCTTTTCAAGGCAGATATGCCGTGATTATGAATAGGAAAATGGGATCACACCAATTTAATCAAGTGGTTGGATACAAGAACTTAGACGAGTTGAAGAAAAAAATTGATCCTCATTCGTATCGAGTTACTAAAAAAGAAGCACTTGATTTACCACCAAAAACATATGTAACACGGCAAGTTGATCTTACAATGGAGCAAGAAAGACATTACCAAAGTCTCAAAAAAAGTTCGGTGGCGCTGCTTGAAGATGGGAATATGGTTACTGCACCCGAAGTTATGACAAGACTTCTGCGACTACAACAGTTGCTTTGTGGTTATCTTGTTACAGATGATGGCGAAGTAAAACACATACCAAACAATCGGTTAGCCGTGCTTCTTGAAGTAATAGAAGAGATGGAAGGTAAAGTTATTATATGGTCTAGGTTCAGACATGACATCATGAAAATTTGCAGTAGCTTAAAAGGTGTGTACGGACAAGATTCAACAGTAACTTACTTTGGCGATACGACTATGGCACAAAGAGATGAGGCGATTGCCAGGTTTCAAAACCCGGAAGATCCTACGAGGTTCTTTATCAGTAATGCACAAACGGGTGGTATGGGAATAACACTCCATGCCGCGACAAATGTGATTTACTATTCCAACGATTTTAATTTGGAATCTCGTGTTCAGTCAGAGGATCGTGCTCATAGAGTCGGGCAACACAATCCCGTATTGTATGTGGATTTGGTTTGTCCCAACACAGTTGATGTCCATATTGTTAAGACATTGGTAAATAAAAATAAACTAGCAAACATAACATTAGGGGAGAAAGTATTAGAATGGCTGAAAGTATAGAAGGCAAAACAAAGTACTACATATACGATAAAAAAAATCCAAAGCAAAGGATAAGAGATACTTATGTCGAGAAAGAAGCAAAACGATATAAGGAAAGTGGACATATAGTTAAACAAAGAACAAAAAGGATTAAACATGACTAAATTAAGAGGCGAAAAAATTGTAGGTAATGCAGGTGAGAACGCAACAGTTCTTAAATTATCAATGCTTGGTTACGCTGCATCAACAGTAAAACAAGATGGTGTTGATGTTGCCGTGGTTGGTGGTGCAGGACTAAGAGTAGCACAAAGAGTGGAAGTAAAGACAGTTCTACAAAGTGATGATATGCGTAGATATAACTTTACTATATCTAAAGGTGCAGACAAAAGATGCTACACCCGAAAGGATTGTGATATCATAGCATTGGTAGCACTAGATATAACAGCATCAGATGCCGTGCTGTTCTTTCCCGTTGAATCTTTTATGAGTGTTAAGTCATTGAGCCTAACACAAAATGATTTTTACAACCCATCAGAGAAACATGAGTGGAAGTCGGTGTTAGACTATAGCCAAGATATGATGGCAGAGATTCTCAAAATGGCTAAACTTAAGAGAGAATACAAAATATATGAGAAAGTATAAGATTTTATGTTGACTTATGTATATATATTTGGTAGGACTATAGAAGGTTTGGGTAGGGCAGTTTCTCCTTTTTCCTTTCGTTTCGTTGGTGTTTCCCTACCCACACTTACTTTGGAGTAAAAAATGGATAAAGAAAAATGGAAGTCAATAGCAGTACCGATTGAGACATGGAAGAAACTCAATCAATTAGCCACAGAAAATTTTAGAACTGTGGGTGGTACAATAACTTATTTGACACAAAAAGAATACGAGTCAGAAAAAAAACTCGTTGACGAGAAGATATAAACATATAAACTATATCTTCTATTAACCGCCGAAGGGCATAAACTTTAACGTAGAAGGAGAGAACGATGAGTGATGTGTTTTCACTATTTGAGAAAGAGGCTGCTGACCCTCAAGCATTTAAGCAAGTCAGAGAAGGCGATACTAAAAGTCTATCGTCTTTAATCCGTAGATCTGTTGACTTAGATCAACAAATCAAAGATACCGAAGCACAACTTAAAGATCTTCAACAGAAAA